ATGAAGATGACAGCCCAGTGAAAGCAATAGCGAAAGATTTGAAAGCAAGAATGTTTCCAAATCCTGCTCGCGGAATGTTACCATGGTGGAAAAGAGGGCTTCTTAGAAGTAATCCTTATAATGCAAAGGGCGGACTTTGTGATGGAAAAGATTAAACGCTCTATTTATAAACAGGAAATAAATTATGTCTTTAGCAGTTAAATTACCAATCAGGAGATCTGAATCCGAAGGATACCAGATGATTAGCGATTTTCAAACATTGATTAGGCAAAATTTAAAAATGCTTGTTTTGACTGCTCCGGGCGAAAGAATTATGGAACCAGACTTTGGTGTCGGTGTTAGAAACTATCTTTTTGATAACTTCAATAACATGACGTATAACACCATAAACACCAAGATTCGCGAACAGGCAACTAAATATATGCCAGTAATAGACATTATAGAAATTAATTTCGGAGATAGTGATCCCGATAGAAACTTTCTATCAATAAAAATATTTTTCACCATTCCCGCAATCGGAATTAAAGATTTATTAGAATTTACTATTTAAAAAGAGGGTTTTAAATGGCCAAAGATCAAAAAAAGTTTGTACCAATAAATTATACAAGTAGAGAATTCGGAAGCATCCGGGATGACCTCTTAGAGATTGCAGAAAGACTGTATCCAGATTCTTTCCAAGACTTTAGCGAAGCTTCGTTTGCCTCTTTAATGGTCGATGCTGTTGCTTATGTAGGCGATCAGTTATCTTTTTATGCTGATTACAATGTCAACGAATCTTTTCTTGATACAGCGTATCAATATAACAATATTCTAAGGCACGGACGTGTTTTGGGCTACAAGTTTACAGGTCGACCGTCAACTTACGGTGAGGTCTCAATGTTCATAATGGTACCGGCATCACCCACTGGTATTGGTCCTGACACAGACTATATACCTGTTTTAAAACGTGGTACACAGTTTACCGCAACTAGTGGTTTAAATTATTCTTTAACTTCAAATGTAGACTTTTCAGATCCCAAACACCCTGTTGTGGTTGCCAGAGTTAGCGATGCCACAGGCGCGCCTACTCATTTTGCTATTAAAGCATACGCTACAGTTGTTTCAGGTATTTTTACAACAGAAAAAGTTGATGTTGGCTCATACGAGCGATTTAAGAAAGTTAGACTCGGCACTGCAAATATCGCGGAAGTTATTTCAGTTTTTGATTCGGAAGGGAATGAATATTTTGAAGTCGACTATTTGGCTCAAGATATAGTATACAAAGAGGTTGCTAATAAAAACTATAAGTCTGATAATGTTCCATCAATTATTAAGCCATTTCTTGTTGCTAGAAAATTTACTGTTGAAAGAAATCGAGCTAGTGCATTCCTACAATTTGGCAGTGGAAAAGCTGGTGAAAGCTCTGTGGTAGCAGATCCGCAGTCGGTTGCCATGAACATTTTTGGTAAAGACTACACAACCTCGACAACATTTGATCCCACACGCCTGAATCAAAACCAAAGCCTTGGAATTGTACCATCAAATACAACGCTTACAGTTACATTGAGAACAACAAATCCTACTAATTCAAATATAAGTGCAGGGCAATTAACGGGTGTCGGAGCTAGTTTTTTCCAATTTAAGAATAGAGCCAGCCTAATAACAACAAAACTGGTATCGGTCGAAAATTCTTTAGAAGTAAATAACGAAAAACCAATTACTGGGGACGTTACTAATTTAGATTCAGCTGAAATCAAACAAAGAGTGTTTGACACTTTTCCAACGCAAGACAGAGCAGTAACTCAAGCTGACTACGAAAATATAGCTTACAGAATGCATGCGAAGTTTGGCTCAATTAAAAGATGCTCAGTTCAAAAAGATGCAGACTCAGAAAAAAGAAATTTAAATATGTATGTTGTTTCCCAAGATAGTTTTGGCAAATTAACTGAAACTAATTCAACAATAAAAAGAAATTTAAAAACTTGGATTAATCAGTATAGAATGATTAACGACACAGTTGATATTTTAGATCCTTACATATTAAACTTTGGAATAGAGTTTAGTATAAAAACCGTTTCTGGAGCAGACAAATTCACTACAATCAACGCATGCATAAATAAATTAGCTAATTATTATTCGTCTGGTTTTTTCATTGGCGAAAGTTTTTCAATTAGCGATATTTACGCGCAACTTAAAACAGTCAGAGGTGTTTTAGATGTTTTAAAAGTAAAAGTTGTCAACAAAACTGGAACAAATTACTCTGGTGCGACAATTCAAATTGAAAAAAATCTCTCACCCGATGGAAATAAAATAATCATACCTAAAAACGCAATAGTAGAAATAAAATACCCAGCGTCAGATATTTCAGGAAAGGCTAGATAATGGCAATTAAAAAATTTACAGCGAATGCAGACAACACAATCGTAAATACATTTGAAACCAACATGTCTACAAGAGCTACAGGATCCAACAGCGGTCAAGCTGATATTGTAGAGGTGTATTCTATCTGGGCCAGACAACAAGTTAGCAGCTCGGCGGCTTCTGGTTCTCAAGAGCTATCCAGAGTGCTTATGAAGTTTCCTATATCAGATATATCTTCCAGTAGGGTTTCGAATGTTATACCCGCTAGTGGTAGCGTTAACTTTTACTTAAGAGTATTTGAGGCTGAACATTCTCGTGCTATACCCAAGAATTTTGAATTAGTGGTCCAAGCAATTTCCAGTTCTTGGGAAGAGGGCGACGGAATGGACTTAAACACCTATAAAGATTTAACAAAAAATGAAGAAGGTTCCAACTGGATGCGCGCAAGTAAAGCGGCGACATGGTCTAGCGTTGGTGGTGACTACCATGCAAATCCAACCTTTGTCCAATACTTTACCGGCGGAATTGGAGATGTTGAAATAAATATTACTGAACTTGTGGAAGAATGGATCCATGGAGACAAATCAAATTACGGATTAGGAATCCGCCTATCATCAAGCTATGAAGCATACTATTCTGGTTCCACCGGTGCAGACGTTGACGGAATCGTTCACAACCCTGATGGCGCTAAAAAATCATATTACACAAAAAGGTTTTTTGCAAGAGGTTCAGAATTTTATTATAAAAGACCTAGGATTGAAGCTCGTTGGAATTCTGTAACGAAAGATGACAGAGGTGCATTCTACTTCAGCAGCTCGCTTGCACCAGCCGAAGATAACCTGAACACATTATATCTTTATAACTATGTCAGAGGAAGGCTTAGAAACATTCCTGCAATTGGCACAGGCGCTATTTATGTTAGTCTGTACTCAGGCTCTTCTGATAACACGGCACCAAGTGGAACACGCCTTGTTCTTTACGACAACAATACCGCCATTACTGGAGGCTACGTCAGTACTGGCATATACACGTGTTCAGTAGGTCTGACAAAATCAACCAGTACCACTTTAGACACTTTATATGATGTGTGGCACAACAACAGTTCAACTCAATATTTCACAGGCGCAATTGAAACTAAACAATATGCTGGAAACACTCACACACGCGAGCCGACTTACTACATCAACATAACAAACTTACAAAATACGTACATGAGAGATCAAACCGCAAGGTTTAATTTATATGTAAGAGAAAAGAATTGGAGCCCAACTATCTACACGAAAGCCACCGATACAGCAGAGCATTATGTAATTCAAAGCGCATCTTATCGAGTAATCAGAGTTGTAGATGGTTTGGAGGCAGTGCCATACAACACCGGCTCTGATTTTGCAACCGGACTCTCATATGATGTATCAGGAAACTATTTTGATTTTGATATGAATCTATTGCAGCCGGGCTATGAGTATGGATTTAAATTTGCCTTTTATGATGATGAGTTGTCATCTTGGCAGGAACAAAATGAACTGTTTAGATTTAGAGTAGAGAAGTATGAGTATTAAAAACCTTTTTAACAACACCACAACAAAAAATCACGAATCCTCCACATCCCAAAAAGAAAAATATGGAGAAATAGAATCGGCTGAAAATGCGGAACAACTTAAATCCGATCAAGAAAGGTTTGTTCCATACGTAGATTATTCTGTTCCAGAAAACTTTGTTACATTTGGCTCCGCTCGTCTTTATTATGAATCTGCAATGACAAGGATCACGGACTATTATCCGTACGACGGTTCAGATAA